GCTCTTAAAGTATGCATAGGAAAATGCTCAATAAAAGAAACTTCACCTTTATCGTAACCTATCTGCATTGCAGCCATTCCTAAAAGTTTTCTTTCAAGTGCTACTTTACGTAATGCATTTGGTTTAATTAAAGACATAAATTTAGCGTACTCATCAGGCTTTTTATTTCCATCTAATGCACCAATGCCTTTCCCGTAAATCATATTGCTACAACCGCTTATAATAGCATTATTTGTAGTGCTATAAAGATACCTATCAATTAGAAACTGAAAGTAATTATTATCAGCACCATACTCAACATATTCGCCCTTTTTACTTTCGCTAATTGTAGGACTTGTATAAGCACTTAAATTTAAAATGTAACTATTCATATATTTTATATTCGTTTGTTGTTGTATGTTCAATATAAGCATCTTTATTGATACTATATGTACTTAAAGTTTGATTTGTACAGAAAATCTTATCTCTATAAACTATATTAGTTCCATCTTTAATAGTCAAAGTATAATATTTATTTTCTTTTATAGGTAAAATAACCGAAGTAGTAACGTAATATTTATCAATAGAAAAAACACACGCTATTTCAGTTTCAATATTTGTTTCTTCATCTCGCAAAACAATACTATCGGCATCGCTTCCGTATATAATAGCGTTTAATATTTGTGCGGTTTCTTGCTCTCTTAAAATAATCATATTAGTTATTTATTATTAAAACACAAATATTGAAAAATTGTTTTTATATTTGTAAAAAATTAAATTATGACAGCAAAAGAAAAAGCAAAAGAATTATTTGAAAAATACGTTGAATTAAGTGAAATTTATGTAGGAGATTATGAAAGTGAAAAAGAAATGTGTTTAATAGCAATTGATGAAGTTTTATCAATTAGATATTTATTAAAACAAGAAACTTATTTCTATGAAGAAGTAAAAAAAGAAATAGAAAAGTTATAATAAAAAAAAGCGTACCAATTAAGATACGCTTTTAAAAATATTAGTGTTTAAAAATTAAGAACCAGCAACAACTGTGAAACCTGCACCAGCTAAAGTATCACCGATAAAGTTAGCAGGTACTTTTTCTTGACCTGTTAAAGTTAAAGTATATCCACTTAAATCACCCATTGCACCACCTGTTACAATAGTACCGCCTGTTACATCACAACCATTTTCTAAACCTGCTAAAAAGAAGTTCCCGTTGTTATCTTCTACGATAACGTTTGGTCTACCATAAGCCATAAGTTTTAATTCTTTATGGTCTTTAACAGTTAATTTTTTGAAAGTAAGTTCTAAAACTTGCTCCCAAAAAGTAGTTCCATTTTCACGTGAACTATTCACGTTTTGAGTAAAGGTACTTGCACCTTTTAACTCGTATTTGTATGCTGAAGGAGTATCCGTAACTGAATCAATTACGTCTGTATTTGTAGTATCGTAAGTGATAGCACCTATTTCCCCATAATTAACGAAATAAACAGCTTTTAAACCACCTACAGAATCCTTACATACTTCTAATCTTCCCGAACTCAAATCACAACTCATCTTGTATATTTTTTTTATAAAAAAAGGCGGTGTTTTTTGCACCACCTTTTTTAGTTAGTATTAATTTAAAATTATGCTGGTGTATATAATACGATTTCAGAACCGATACCATATTGAACCGCAGCAGTCATTCTCATGATAATTCTTACATTGTCACTTCCGTCCAAATCGCTCATATCCAGAACTTTAACGTTATTCATATCATTTAATAAACCTGTTCCAAAATATAAGTTTGATTTCTGAGCAGCCATTATATAGTTAGCAGCTAATCCGTTTGCAACAAAGATTTTAACACCATCGAAAGATAATGAACCATTGTTAAACCATTGTGTACCCATTGCGTTAGTTCCATTTGCACCTAAACCTGATGCTCCGAATCCACCTAAAGCACGAACATAAGCACGAGCTACATTTTGAGAAACATAGATATATAAATCTTCTTTTCCGTAAAGTGTAGCAGGAATAGCATCAACTACTTTTCCTAATTCTGTGATTACGTTTGCAGCAGTAATTGTAGTACCTACTACATCAACTACAGTAGCGTCAGCAGTAGCTAAAGTTACAAATCCGTCATATTCTCCTGCGGTTGCAGTTGCACCTTGCCAAATGTTGTTTTCGTTTTTCTCTGCTACTTTAGCAGCAACGTGTGCTAATAAGTAATCAGCGAAAGCTGGAGGCAAAGAATCAAATGCAGAATATCCCATTGATACCGCTTCCCAATCTGAATGAAAATCTTTTTTACAAAGTTGTAAATTTACTTGAAATTCTTCAGGTTGAATAATTCTTTCAGTTAATGTAACTGTAGATGTTGGGTCAAAATCACAAGTTGCATTTTTTAATATTGCATCTGTAGAGATTTTTTTAATAACCTCTTTGAACTTAATGTTCGGTTTTACTTCAATACCACCATTTTCGATAGTTGAAGCTGATAATAATGCAGCTGAAATATATTTTTTTCCAAACTCACCTGCATAAGTAGTTGTGATACTTGTTGTAGTAGCCATTTCTTTTTTTTATTTATTAGTTAGCAATTTTACTCATTACAATGTCTAAAGTTGTTTTCTGTCTATTTTGAGAATACAAGTTTAGTTTTACTTCTGATTTAGCATCAGGATTGTGCGTTAAAGGTTCAGCAGATAATTCAACTACTTCTTTAACTTCTTTTACAGATGCTAATTCTGTTTTAAGATTTTCGATTTCAGACTTTAAAGCATCAACATCTTCTTTTGAAAAATGCGATTCTTTAGTAGTTGACTCGATTACTTTTTTAGGTGCAGTAGGTTCAGCAGCTTGTTCAACTTCTACTTCTACTTCAGGAGTTTCCTCTTGAGCAGGTGCAGCTTCTTTGATTTCAGCAATTTCACCTTCAACTGCAACAACTAAAATCATTCCGTTATCAAGAGTGTAATCACTTACAGGTAATGCTACTCTATCTTCACCATTAACAATAAACACAGGTTGACCTGCTTCAAAGATTTCCGCTTCGATAACAGTACCATTGTCTAAAGTCATTTGCTCTAATTGGATTTCCATCCCTAAAAGTCTTTTGATTTCTGTTAGTACGTTTGACATATTTATAACTATTTTAAATTAAAACACATTTGTTAAAATGTTGTTGTATTTTTGCTATATTTGTAAAAAAATAAATTATGAAACGAAAAATTAAATTAAACAATTAAAGACTTAAAAAATGGAAGCAAAAAAACCAAGTGAAGAGTATTTAGAATTTTTAAGAAAATATAGAGAAGAAGAAATAAGGTTTTTATCTGAAAATAATTTAATATTAAAATATGATAATATACAAGATTATTTAAACGATAAAATAAAAGAAAATATTGAATATAGAATTGCTGCAGGTTTTACACCTCAAGAAATAGAAGAAAGTTTTAAGGGTATGTCCTTATTTAATGAAAAAAATTTAAACTTATAACCTTAAAAAAAATAATTATGGAAACTATTATATTTGTATTATTATGTATTTACATTTTATATTTACTAATTTCTTTTAGAATAAAAATTAATAATTTAAAAAGAGAAAATTCAGAAATGTTAGGCGGAATTATAGAAAGAGATTATGAAATAAAACATTTAAAAGAACATATTGAAAATTCATAAAAAAAAGGGTAACTTAATAGCTACCCTTTAAATTTATATTGATTTTATTTTAGTAAAAAAAGTTTTATAACTTTGTACTAAATCGGTTAATCCTACTATTTCTTTTGGAATTTCTACGCCTAACTCATTAGCTTTTGCAACAGCACTACCATAAAATTTTTCAAAATCAGCAACAGACCTTAAACCGCCATTAGCTAAAGCAAAATTACTTTCTATTTTTTCTTTTAACTCTTTAGCCATTAAAACTGATTTTTTAATATCGTCAAATAAAGCTAATTCAACATTATGCGTTCCTAATTCAGTTTTGAACAACTTGTTCCCGATTGTTTTTAATTCACTCATTTTATTTATTTATTAATTCTTACTATTGTTTTAACTCCGTCTACTTCTGTAATTGTAACGCTATCAACTCCACTTGTTACACCAACGCCTTGATTTTGCAAATCACCATTGCAACATTCTTTACTATACGTTCCGTTATCACATAGACAACCACGCTTTCCACCTTTCGGACTTGTTTTACTTTTTGTTTTCATATT